CTTTATATGATGACAGAGATATAACAGCCAAAGAACTGGACTATCTTATGGACTGGATAACTTTATAGCTGTTTTAAGCTACTTAATTAACAAATCTATACTAACATACTAAACAATCAAATTAAGCTCTTAATTGAGCTTTTTTTGTGCTTAAAATATAAACGAATATTTTTTTAAGTGATTGAGGTTTAATGTAGGTATATTGTATGAAGTTAAAACACATTTTTAAATACATTTAAGCGACTATCTACACCCTACCCATACCAACATACCATAAATAATTAAAGTCTCTTAAAACGTCTAATATGAAGCCTCTGAAGAAAGTGCTAATTAACGTAAAACAAGGTTAAGGAATTAGTAATACCCCACTTCTTAGAATTCTAACAAAAGTCAAATATCTTTTCACTTAAAATCGACAAACCAATTTTGAAAATATATGAAATAGTCAAATATCTTTTCGATTAAAACTGATAAACTGATTTTGAAAATATAAAGAAATATCGAATAGAGTTATGCACCCTCCTATAATCTTAGAATATAATAAAGTATGCTCGTTAGTTTGAATATTTACTGGGTGCTACGAAGATTATAAAGGTATGGTAAATGCAATTACTAAGGAGGCTTGATTGGTCTGAGCCAATAGTCTTACGGTTATGACTAAAGTTTGGTAGGTTAAAGAGAACTACTGCTCTGGTGTATTAAGATAACTAAAAATGATGAAAGTGTTTGGACTATATCAATAAATAATATAGTCCATCTACTTACTATAGATTTTCTTTATACTTATCAGCTAATGATATGTAATGGTAATCACTATCACTTAGTTTAAGCTCTAATAAATCTCTCTTAGCTTCTTTTCTTTTACTGCTTATAGGTAACCTATCTATTAGTTGTTGAAGCTTCTGTATTAGTCTCTTTTTCATATTACTTTGCTTTTAGTAATTCGTTCTCTTCTCTGAGTCTTTCTATCTCTTTGTATAATCTATCCTTAGTACCAGAACCTCTTGGTGTAGGGATTGGTTTATCTTCAGCAAAGAAGTTGTATGTAGCTTCTGTAAGCCATTCTCTGTGCTCTTCATCTCCGTGTAGTACACCATCAAGGTATTGTTCAATTAAATCTACTGTAATCTCTTTAAATCTCATAATAAATGTTATTGGTTACTAAATATAGTTTTGTTAACTAAGTTAACTTTAATCTCTCTGTTTGTGGTTCTTCTGTATCTTACTGAAATGTAGAAGCTATTGTCTTGGTTGTTATACAATATACCTACCTTGATTGCTTTAGCATAATCTGAATTAGATACACCACCTTTTAAACCACCTCTTCGTCTACCTTCAGAAGTTCCTGCAAATCTATGGAAAATTGTTGAGAAATTAATAATACCTTCTATTTTATTTAGGTATGTATCAAATTGACTCCTCTTAGTAAACTTATTACTTTGGATAGTGTTAATCTTATCTGTTGAAGAAGGATGGTCTGATGGCTTTAGAGAGTATTTACCTCCACTACTAAGTATGTTTTGCATAACGTTACCTACCTTGCTTAGATAGTCTTTATTATAGCCTTCAAACCAATCAGCTTTCAACTCATCTACAGAGTTTACTTTATATGTTTGACCTTTGTAGTAGTGTTTATTTTTAGTATTATACTTCCTTCTGAAAGATAAGTTGGTAGCGATACGTTTATTAGAAGATGAAAAGCAGTTACTCAAGAACTCATCATTAACAACTCTATGGTCTCTTTCATAAGCAGCTTGTAGCTTAATAGCTTCTGGGTCTGCAACAAATATACAATCTCTATTTAAGTGATAACCACAAACCCTACCTACTAAACCTTGAGATACAGATGCACAAGTCTTGTAAGTCTCTACTATAAATCTAACAACTTTCTTTGATTCCCCTAAATCAATACCAGCTTTTAATGATTGACAAACAATTAAGATAACTCTTTTCTTATTAGATAGCATCTTAGCATCTTTAATTGAATCTGCAATAGACAATCCATTACCAGACACAGCTACAATACATTTAGCGTATGGAAACCTATTAGTTAAACTCTCTTTAAGAATACTTGCTGATTCTTTAGAACGAACTCTTACAATACCTAAACCATTATTAAATGACTTTAAGTGTTCAAGTAGTGGTAACATTTTTTGATTTACAATAACTCCATAATCAATACCAAACTTTATTCTTGACTTAGAGTTAAGTCTCGTAATGTACTCGAAATTTGCTGAATCTATAACATTGCCAGAATCTATAATGTCTTGAACACCGTAATAGTTACTTGGAACTTCCATCTGAATAGTATCATCTATAACATTACTATTTACTAACTGGTATCCAGTAGCCCCTACCCAAATAATAGTTGTATTAGGGCAAGATACACAAAGCTCTTTAATGAACTTATCTAACCTTGACTCCTCTCCAATACCGAAGTGATTCTCATCAATAATAATAAACTCAATATTAAGCTCCTTTACTATCTTCTTAGGGTTAGGTTCTTTTAGTAAGTCTGAAATCTTTACTGCTCTAATGTTTGGTGCTGCAACCTCAGCAATGTAGCTATTCTGATTGAATAAGTGGTTGTCCATCATACCAGAAGTAAGTATGAAGTTTTTGTCGCTAATCATATTAGCTAAGTGAGTAATAGTTCCAGTTTTACCAGACTGGGTTGGAGCTACTAAATGAATTCTCTTATTTCCAATACTAATTGAATTGAAAATCTTTTCTGCTGTTCTTTTTTGGTTATCGTAAACCTTGTAATGTAACATATTTATTTATTTTTACGGCAATCTGCCTATTAAACTTGGTGCAATGTATGTGATTTTTATTAAACCACAAAATAATAATTAACTTTTTTTATTCTATCCTTAAAAAGTCAGATTCAGCATACTTTAAAAACCATTCCTTATTGTTCTCATACTTATCTACAACAGCTTCAAGCATAACTAACTCCTCTAACTGATAAGAACATACTTTATTCACAATAGATTCTATCTTATTTAAGATATTAGTAGTCATTTCTGGGTCTGACTTATAAATACCATCAAATTCCTCCCTTACGATAGGTTCTAAGATGTTATTAACCCTATTTATCTGTTGTTTTAAGCTTTGCTTATAAGCTGTTGTGTTTACTAAAGACTCATTAGCCTCTAATAATAATTGAGATAGTACTACTGATTTAAGGTAGGTAATCTGTTCTGATGTAATTTGTTGTTCTTGCATAATTATCTTGGTTTTTGTTTATATTCTTCTATGTTTGTAAATCTACTCTTTAATTGACTTCTCATTAGCTTCCTAGACTCTCCGTCATCTCTCTTTATAGTATCTTCTGCTTTTAAAGCCTTATCTAAATTGTAATAGCTCTTTTGATAAGTCTTGCCGTTATATGAATCTTTTCTATCTTCAACATAAGTTGAGATTGTAGAAGTTACTGTGTAAACCCTATTATTGTCCAAACACTTAAAGCAACCGAATCTAATACTATTGTTATCATCTAATATGTTCATACTCAACTTATTTTTGTCAAAAGTATATTAATAATATTTAATATGCAAATAATTAACACAAAAAAAAAGAATAAAGTTATCTTAATACAACACAATAAATTTATGAATAACGAATTTGAATTTAGCATACCAGCAACACTAAACGACATTAAGCTTAGTCAATGGCAACAATATGTTGATGTCTTAGAGAAAAACAAAGATGCTGAACTTACAGACTTCTTAGAAAAGAAATTACTTGGAATATTTTGTGGGGTACAACTTAAAGACATCAATAAAATAGGGTTAAGTGTATTTGATACTACTATAACTCACTTATCTAACGTCTTAAATAGTAAGGCAGACCTTATTAGAACCTTTAAGATGACTGGAACAGATGGTGTTACTGTTGAGTTTGGATTGATTCCTAACTTTGACAAGATGAGTTATGGGGAATTTGTTGATTTAGAAAAATACATCTTTGTAGATAAGGACTTTCATAGAGCAATGGCTGTTATGTACAGACCAATTAAATTCAAGAGTAAAGATAGTTACCTAATACACGACTACAAGGGTACAGAGTATCTGGCAGAGGTTATGAAAAACACTCCATTAGATGTTGCTTTAGGCGCAAGGGTTTTTTTTTATCGTTTAGCGACAAAATTATCCAACTTTACGATGGCTTATACACTCAAAGAGCTTCAGCAGAAGCAGGAAGGTCAGACGGACGAGCATTCGGTAAAAAGTGGGGAAACTATCAAGCAATATTTACACTCGCTGGAGAAGATGTCCGAAGAATTGGAGAGGTTACAGAACTCCCAGTACACCAATGTTTAATGTACTTAGAGTTTATTAAAGAGAAATCAGAATTAGAAGAAAGAATGCTTAAAGCACAAACAAGATGACACATTTTTACGACATATTAGACAAATTAAGGGATGAATTACTACTAAGTCCTTCTGTAAACACCGTAACATACGGAGATATAGAAGATGTAGACTTAGATAAGACAACAATGTTCCCATTATCACACTTATTAATGGATAGTGTAAATTATAACGGACAAACTGTAACTTTTAACATAAAACTGTTATGTGCTGATATTGTTGACTATAATAAAGAAAAATCTAATTTTGAGCTGTTTTATGGTAATAACAACCTACAAGACGTATTTAACACTCAATTCCAAGTCATAAACACCCTAATATCTAAGCTAATGAGAGGGGATTTGTTTGAAGCTAACTATCAAGTTACCACACAACCCTCAGCACAGCCATTTAAAGAGCGTTTTAGCAACGAATTAGCTGGTTGGAGTACAGATATATCAATAGAGATTCCTAACGGCATAAGTATCTGTTAATGGAGGGAGATAACCTAAAAGAAGCTTTAAAAGAGGTTGGTAAGTTAATAAAGAACAAATTAAAGCAAGGAGCTAAGGACGACGATTTTACTGCTTCTGGTAAATTAAACAAGTCATTTAAATACAGAGTTATCGCTAATGAACTTTATATTTATGGAGAGGAGTATGCAAATGCATTATCTAAAGGTGTTAAGAGGGATAGAGGTTATGACAAGGTTGGTTCAGAGTTTGTTAATTCTATAATCAATTGGGCTAAGATAAAAGGAATGAGACCTACAAGCAGGAATACTAAAGGTCAATTTGTTTCTGTTAAAGATTATAGTTACAAGTCTATGGCTATAGCTATAGCTAAAAGTATAAGAAGGAAGGGTGTATCAGAAAGATTTGGCTACAAAGGTAGTGGATTCATAGATACTGTTAAAAAGGAAATACAAGGAGAAATAAAAACAATACTAAAAACTGCTTACAAGAAAGATATATTGCAGCAATTAGATAAATTAAAAGAAATATAAAATGGCAAGAATAAACACAAGAAGTCCATATTGGCTAATAGCATCTGATGATGAGATTTCTTACGCAATATTAAAAATATATGTTTATACTGGTAACTCAAGTAATGTACCATCTCAACCAAATTATACTGTTAGAAAATCCGTACTGTCTGGAGGTTATAATGTATCTTTTGAAATAGCTGAATTTGTAAGAGATGAATTAGATACAATTTTTGATGGAGATTATAGTGGTCAAGCGGTTTGGGTAAAAACTGTTTTAGAATACTTTGATGATAGTGATGATTCAATAGCAACCGATACAGAAACAACTATTGCTTTTGATGGTTATTCTTACTTTGAAGAGCAAGGTGTTGATGAAAGCAATATAATGATTACCAACAGAGAGTTATTTGTTTTAGAGGATAATACCTTTAGATTACCAATTTATACTGGACTAAATGCACCAACAGTAGTATTTTATAAAGATGGCGAAATAATAGCTTCTGAAACATTTGGATACGACCAAGATAGTAGTAATCAAATCAAATACGTTTCTATTTATGGAGATGATGTGAATTGGGATACGTTTGAAGAAAGGGTTCTTGAAGATGGTGGAGTCGACTTTGAGAGTAGTGTATGCTTACAGTCATTCTTTAACAACTATTCAATCGGTGCGGTTGATAAGATAGAGGTTTCTGCAAGTGGTAAAAAGATTGAAACTATAAAAGTAAATGTTTTAGAGGAGTGTAAATACGAACCAAAGAAAGTAACGTTTATAAATAAGTTTGGAGCATTGCAGGATATGTACTTCTTTAAAAAGGCAGTAGAGATGATGACTATTGAGAAAGAGTCTTATAAGTCAAATATACTTAACTCTAATTTTGAATACAGTAGAAGTAGTCATGTTAACAGAGATTTTAATATAATAGGAAAAGAGTCTGTAACACTTAGTAGTGGATTTTTAAGCGAAGAATATAACGAAGTGTTTAAACAAATGATGCTATCTGAAAAGGTTTGGGTTACTAATGTTACTGAAGGTGTTGAGCAGGTTCTTCCTATCAACGTTAAGACAAGTGACATTACTTACAAGACTTCTTTAAATGATAAATTAGTAGAATATACAATAGAATTCGATAAATCTTACGATACTATAAACAACATTAGATAGATGCAGCAAGTACAGATATACATAGAAGGTCAGAGGGTTGAGATGTTCGATTACGAAAGTGTTGTCATTACAGACAGTATTAAAGACGTAAGAGATGTTAGTAAAATATTTACAGAATACTCACAAACCTTCAGTTTACCTGCCAGTAGAATCAACAATAAAGTATTTAAACATTATTACAATAGTGACATCTCTGATGGGTTTGATTCAAGGATAAGAGTTCCTGCTAAGTTAGAGTTAAACTCTATGCCTTTTAAGAATGGCTATATTAAGCTCGAGGGAGTTGATTTAAGGGATAATAAAGCACACACCTATAGGATTACATTCTTTGGGAATACGGTGTCCTTAAAAGACCTCTTAGGGGATGATTTACTATCCTCACTTACTTGGTTAAGTAATTTTAATTTAGATTACAATCCAACTAACATAGAGACCTACTTAACAACATCAACAAACAAGATTGTGGATAGTGTTAATTACATTAAACCAATACAAGTGCCTTTAATAACGCACTCTCAAAGATTGTATTACGATAGTACTCAAGGACACGCTCACGAGGATAACCATAGTGGTAACGTTTATTATGAATCTAATAGCGGACACGAACACGGTGTTAAATGGAATGAGTTGAAATATGCTATAAGACTTGAAATTATAATTAAAGCAATAGAGAAAAAGTACACTATAGCTAACGGATATTCACAGAATTTAGTTTTTAGTGATGACTTCTTTGACTTAAATACAAGTAATGATTTTAGTGAACTTTATATGTGGCTACACAGAGTAAAGGGCAAGGTTACTAATGGTGGTCAGTTAGATACTTTTAGCTATATTGTAGATGGTTTTGATGATGCAGATAATCAACAAAGTTCTATGACGAATAATGTTCTTCACTTAAAAAGTTTTGGACAAGTAGATTCTTCTGCTAATTCACTAAGACTAAATATGACTCCAGTACAAGACACTACATATTCTTTCTCTGTATTAAGAGATGGATTATCTGTGTATTCAAGTGGAGATATTTCTGGAGATGTTAGAAATATAGATATACCAGTAGTAATAAATAGTGATTATACAATACAGATAAATATAACCGAATCCATTTCTTTTAGTAATATATCTTGGAATTATAGTTATTTTGATTCAGATAGTCAATCATTTGTGAATGAGACTTATTTAACTAATGGTACAATAGCTATTCCAGAAACATTTGAGTTTGATATAACTCAACAAATACCTAAAATGAAAGTTTTAGACTTCTTAACAGCTATATTTAAGATGTTTAATTTAGTAGCATACGTTGATGGAACTGAAATAATTGTTAAAACTTTAGATAGTTATTATTCTGATGGTGTTAATTACAATATCACTAAATACATAGATGTTTCTGAAAGTCAAACAAATTCAGTATTACCTTTTAGAGAGATAATCTTTGGTTACGAAGGTTTAGGTTCTTTTTTAGCTAATAGGCATAACGAGTTATTCAATGAGGATTGGGGAACTGAAGAGTATAAGACAGAAAACAGTAGTATTTTTACTGGCGGTATTTATCAATACAAGATACCTTTTGAACATATGAAGTTTGAAAGATTGATTGATTTAAATGAGTCAAACACAAATCCTACATTCCCTACAACAAATATACAATGGGGTTACTGCGTTGATAGTAAACGAGATGCTTATATTGGTAAGCCAATAGTTTTCTATATGGCATTAAAAACAGCGGAATTGTCTTTTGTGGATAGTGTAGACCCAGTAGATAATACTCCAGATAGTCACAAACCTATTCAGACATATTTTGTTCCTGCAAACTCTAATTTAATATTCCCAGACTTAGAAAATAGGCAATCAATAAACTTTAGCCCAGAATCTGATGAATGGGAGCTAACACCTAACAAGAGGACTTTGTTTAATGAATACCATAGTAATTACATCTCTGGTATATTCAATAAAACCAATAGGTTAACCAAGATGTCTGCATACTTACCTTTAAACATACTTTTAAAGTACACTCTTGCTGATAGGTTTCAAGTGGCAGGTAAGTCTTATAAGATTAACTCAATAGAAACTGATTTTCATACTGGTAAATCACAGCTTGAATTATTATCAGACTATGCTCCATCAGTAATTGATTTAGTTCCACCAACAGCACCTACTAACTTATCTTTAGTTCAAGGTTCTGAAACTTCAAGTGGTTTTGAGATTACTTGGACTGCTGCAACTGACAACGTAGGGGTTACTGGATATATTGTAGACTTAAATCAAGATTTCTACACTACTTTAGGAAATGTAACTACTTATACATTTACTGGACTTCAAGGAGGAACTACTTATGTGGTTGCTATTTATGCAACTGATGCTGCTGGGAACGTATCTCCAATTTCAAATATAATAAACGTAACAACACCTCAATAATGATAAGAGAGACTTTAGAATTACTAAGAGACAAGGATTGGTTAATTGACGATATGGATATTAATATAGCTAAAGGGCTATACGAGATGCCTTCAACATTTAAGGAATTAAAAACAAAAATAAAACGAAAAAAACTAACAAATGGCAGAAGATAATAAAATAGTTTTAAAAGTACAAGTTGAGCAAGGTGGTTCAACAGTTACATTAAAGAACTTTGAGAATCAAGTTATAAAGTCTGGTGTAGCTATAAAGGATTTAAGTAATTCTATAGGTAACTTTACTGCAAGTAAGCTTAAAATGGATGGTAAAGTAAAAGTAACTACAAACCAATTCAAAAGGCTTGAGAAATCAGTTGGTGGTTTTAAGACAGCTGCTGGAGCAAGTACTTCAGCTACTCTTGAACTTGGTAGAGTTCTTTCTGATATGCCTTATGGTATTCGAGGTGTTGCCAACAACTTACAGCAATTAGCTTCCAACTTATTCTTTATGTCTAAGGCTACAGATGTTGCTACTGGGAAGTCTGTTGGATTTGGAGGTGCTTTAAAGAAATTGGTAGGGGGTCTTATAGGTCCTGCTGGAATACTTATAGCTTTTCAAGGTATAATAGCTGCTTTTGATTACTTTTCTGGAGGTGCTGAAAAAGCCTCAAATTCATCTTCTGATTTTAAAGAAGATTTAGATGACTTGGTTACCACCTTAGATAATCTTAGCATATCTCAATCTAATACTAATGACAAGATTTTAGAATACATAGAGTATAGAACTCTTGCAGCAAAATCAGACGAAGAGTTAAAAGAATTGACTGAAGAGTTAGCTGACTTAGATGAAAAAATAAACGCTAAAAAAACAGCTAATTCTAAATTTGAGTTAAGTTTCAAAGAAAAGTCAAAAGGCATCACTATAGAGCAATATAAAGCACTTTCAGAACAAGAAAAAATAGAAGTTAGAAGGAATGTTCAATTAGGTAACTTAACAAGCTTATTAGACGTTTACCAACGTAGGGTTGAAGATGTTAGTGAATTAGAAACTGAAAGAATTAATATCTACAACAAATCTATTGGTATTATAAGTAAATTAAAAGAAGAACAAGATAAATTATCAGCAGCTGAAAAAGACAGTTTAAAAGGCTTAAAAAAGACACTAAGTAAACAAAAAGAACAAAGAGAGACATTATCAAAAACATCTGAAAAATATAAAGAATTAACTAAAGATATAAATGAAACTCAGAAAGCCATTGAAGCTATTGAGGGAGTTAAAAAGAAGGCAGGTAAATCTAAAAAAATATCTCCATTTAAAACACCTAAAGAGTTAGAATTAGATGTTAAAAATAACGAAGATGCTCTACTTTCGTTTGGAAAAAAAATAGAACTACAATTATTAAAAAACAAAGAAGCAGAAGAGCTTAACTCCGCTAAGACAGAAGAGGAAAGAGATGTAATTAAAAAAAGGTATGCAAAATTAGCTTTAATTGCACAAATAGAAAATGAGAGAAAAGTTCTTTTACTAAAAAAGACAACAGAAAAAGCAATACTTCAAGGTAAGTACGATACGTTTCAAACAGAAGCGGAGCTTAGAAGGTTAGCCTACATAGACACTATAGAAAAAAGTGATTTAAGTGAAGAACAAAAAACATCGGCAATCAAAAAAGCGAATGCTGATACATTAAAACTAACTTCCGATGCTTTTAAGGAGCAGCAAGCTGAATTAGGGAGTGACGGTATTTTTGAGACTCGATGGAAAGCTACATTCGCAGCGTTCGAGACTCTAGCAGAAGCCAGATTGAAACTTACTGATGTAAGTAAGATAGATAAAAGCAAAATTGATGAAGACCTTGATAGATGGAAAGGGTATGCTGAGAAAGCTAAAGCTATAATAAGTACAATAACTGATTTTGTTGATGGGGAGTTTAATAGACAGTTAACTATTGAACAAAACAAAACAAACGTTTTAAATAACGAACTCAATAAAAGACTTCTTGATGAAAATTTAAGTAAGGATGAGCGAGAGAAAATACAAAACGAGATAGCTCAAAATGACGAAAAACTAAGGCTAAAGCAAGAGAAGATAGAGAAGAAAAGATTTAAGATGCAGAAAGCTGCCAATATAGCTACTACTTTGATAAATACTGCCGTTGCTGCTGCTGGAGTTATGGCTGATGCTAAAGGTGGATTCTTTGCAAGATTATCCCAAGCTATTCCTACAATAGCGTTTGGTTTAGCTCAAGTGGCAACTATAGCGAGACAGAAGTTCCAATCTTCTGCTGGTAGTAGCCCTGCATTAGTTGGAGGTGGTAGTAGTGCATCAAGTGCGAGAGCAGAACCTTCTTTCAATATAGTAGGAAGGTCTAATGAAAATGTTTTGATGAGTGCTATACAATCACAATTTGACCAACCACTAAGAGCTTATGTCGTAGCAAGAGACGTAACAAATCAACAACAATTAGATGGTGTTATTTCTGGTGCAGCAAGTACCTAAAATAAAACAAAGAAACCAAATAAAGTTAACATAACATAAAAGAATAAGATATGAATGAATTAGAAACTTTTGAATTATTTATAGATGAAGCGAGAGAGGAAGATGGTATAGAAGCCATCTCTCTTGTTGAGTTTCCTGCAATAGAAGAAAACTTTGTAGCTTTAAGTAAGCATAAGGTAGAGTTTAAAACAGTAGATACTGAAAAGAGAGTTATTGTAGGTCTTGCATTAGTGCCAGACAAGCCAATATACAGACGTAGCGGAGATAAAGAGTATAATATTATATTCTCTAAGGAAACTGTAAGAAAAGCCTCTGAGCTGTACTTAAAACGTCTTAAACTTAACAACGCTACATTAGAACACGATGAAGAGATGACAAGTGGTGTATCTGTGATAGAATCTTGGATAGTAGAAGACCCTATGAAAGATAAAACTGCTTTGTACGGACTAAATGCTGTTGAGGGTGCTTGGGCTGTAACTATGAAGATAGATAATGATGAGGTATGGGAAGATGTTAAGTCTGGCAAGTATTTAGGTTTAAGTATCGAAGGTATGTTTAGTGATAGAGCTGAAGATATTGAAGAGGTTGAAGCTGCTAAGATATTAGAAGAGCTTAAACAACTATTCAATGAGCAAGTTGAATTAGAGTCTTATTCTGATTACCCTCAAAGTGCAACTAATAATGCTAAGAAAGCTATAAAGTACAAGAAAGACAACGGAAGTTCTTGCGGAACAAGTGTTGGATGGACAAGAGCAAGTCAGTTAGCAAACAGAGAACCTTTAAGTAGAGATACTATTGCAAGAATGGCATCTTTCAAAAGACATCAACAACATAAAGACGTTCCTTATACTGAGGGTTGTGGAGGTATTATGTGGGATTGCTGGGGAGGAACAAGTGGTATTGAATGGGCAATAAACAAACTTAAAAAAATAGACGGATAATATGAAGGCAGTATATTGTAAATGTAAGAATACCTATTCTATAAAGTGTGATAAAGATGAGAAGAAATGTAAGTCATCTGAATATTGGAAACAAGGTATAGGCTCGATATACAAGGAGTCAGAAGATTAGAAAACAAGACACTAAGTATCTAAATAGTTATATTAATATAAATCAATAAGTATGAAAGCAACAGAAATCCTTAATAACGTAAAAGAGCTTTTAAACCTCTCTAAAGAAGAGGTAAAAGTAGAAGACGTTATTGTAGAAGAAGCGGTAGATTTATCTACTGAAGAAGTGATTGAGGCTATCGAAGAAGAGGTAAAGGAAGTTATCCTTGCTGAAGAACCTAAAGAAGAGGCGATTGTTGACGAGGTGGCAGAAGCACCAGTAGCAAGTTACGCAACATCTGAGGAGTTATCAGCGGTTAAAACTGAATTACTCTCTATGATTAAAGCGTTAATCGAAGATAAGTCGGCAGCGGACACTAAAGAAGTTCCTCAAGAATTATCAAAACAAGAAGAGGTTGAATTATCTGAAGAAGTAGAAGAAGTTGTACATTCTCCAGAAGCATCAATCGAAAAGAAAAAAAGTTTATTATCAAACCCAAACAAATCTATGACTACTGAACAAAGAGTCAATAGAATGTTATTCAATTAAAAATTATATAAAAATGGCTACTACTACAAGTATTACTACTACTTATGCTGGAGAATCGGCTGGGAAGTTTATCTCAGCAGCTTTATTGGCAGGTAACACAATTGCAAACGGAGGATTGACTATTCGTCCAAACGTAAAATTTAAAGAAGTTGTAAAAAGATTGGAATTAGACGGTATCGTAAAAGATGGTACTTGTGATTTCGCTGATACATCAACTTTAACATTAACTGAAAGAATCTTACAACCTAAAGAGTTACAAGTTAACTTAGAATTATGTAAGAAAGATTTCCGTTCTGACTGGGATGCAGTACAGATGGGATATTCTGCTTTTGACAACTTACCAAGCTCTTTCCAAGAGTATTTAATCGGTTATGTTGCTGCAAAAGTTGCACAGAAAACTGAACAAAACATTTGGGCTGGAGCTGAAGCTGAAGGTTCATTTGATGGATTTGCTACTTTATTAGCTGCTGATGCTGCTAAGATTGAAGTAACTGGAACAACTGTAACTGCTGCTAACGTAGTTGATGAGTTAGGGAAAGTTGTAGATGCTATTCCTTCTGCATTATACGGAAGAGAAGACTTACACATCTATGTTGCACAAAACGTATTCAGAGCTTACAAGCGTAGTTTAGGTGGATTTGCATCTGGAGGACAAGGAGCTGCTGGTTATATGGCACAAGGAAACAACCAAGACATTAACGTATTGT